TAATCATATCATTTTTCTCACCACTCTCGGCGGCAAAAAGGAGTAACTTTTCTTCTTTCACTAGAAACGGTCTATATTTTACTTCTAATCCATTTGATGGCAAATTAGTAGTGTACTCGGGTGCCACAATAATAGGTAACGCCATTTATCTTATCTCCTTATTATATAATTCAATTGTTCTCAAACTATCTTTCCTAAGTAGTATGATTTACGGTGCTTTTTGGGAAAGTTGGATGTGGAGGACGAACGTTGGATACCCCACGTCCGGTTCCAGTATCTTGCAGACCACCGGCTGATCGACGACCCCCTCCACCACCTGAGCCATCGCTCAGACCACCAGCAATCGGGCTCATACCTCGGTCTCCCGAGCCAGTATCTTGTAGCCCTCCTGTCATTAGTGCGGTATTTTCCGCGGCATTCTGGCGAGCAACTTCCGCAGTTCTAGCGTTCGGCGCACCATCCTGTAATCCACCCATCATCGACACGCTAGTGCTGACATTATGTTGTTCATAATATCTATATGCAAAGGTGACATTGAGTTTAGCAAAATCACTAGAACCCCAATCAAGTTGAACGGGCGAAATTACCATTGGCCAAGCTTCTATTAATTTAGTTCTATATGTAGCTCGACTATTTTCATCATAATTCCAGATCTCTACAGTTCCTTTATAATCATCATAATAACCAGCGTTAAATCTGTCACCGCCAGGACTTCTTTTCGTTCTATGAGGTCCTACTATTACATCTGTCCATTTATCAAAATATTCTTTTTCATTGTAGTCATCACTTAATATAAAAGAAATAGCAGATTCTAAATATACAGCAGAATAACCCATCTTTCTTGTCGGACCCACATCAAAGAAATCAGTAGTTGATACCGCTCTTCCTGGTAGAGATACGTTTTCTGCTCTAAGCGTAAGATCGCTTTTACCACCAATCTTAGAAGTTATATAAACTTCAAAATGACTACTCTTAGCCGGAGGCTTTTGACTCAAATTAGACATGAAACGTTGTATATTTAAAGCCATTTATTTAGCCATCCTTCTTGAATCTGCCCATACTTTAGAAGAAGAAGATTTCGCGAATTTCTGTAGAGGCATCATAAGAGCAATGTCCCATTCGGCAGAAGAAATCTCGATAAACCGTGATCGTACATGATTAGTTAAATATCTCTTAAATGTAGGTCTAAACGCTTTATATTTAGCTACACTATTCAGTATACCATAACTTAATCGTAATCTAGTATTTTCATCATAACGTTTGTCTTTACTTAGACTATATAAAGCATCCATTAATACGGCCCTCAACTTATGCGGTAAGTAATGCATATTGATACCATAAAAACCATTCGCTGTCTTTTCTACAGGAAATATTAGTGGGTATCTATCATAATACGGCAAAGTATCTTTATGTTTGGGATCATAATTAAATAGATACATCTTACCCATCATAACACGATTCTTATATCTAGCCTTTTCACCCCTGATTACAGATTCGGGGTTAACTGTAGTCTTAGTAGCAGTATTCCTAAACCAATCTCTAGACTGTTGAGTCCTTGCAGGTATCTGGCCTGCTCGAACCCCTTGGGCTAGTATCTCATCAAATACTTTCGAAACCATACGTTTTTCCTATTGACAAAGCACACGAACTGTTGTATACTATTTATATGATGAAACAGGAGATTATTATGGAAACTAACATGGCACCACAAGGAATCGAAGGTTGGGTTGAAAAAATCAGAGAGCATGGTGATCATTACGCTTTGGGTGCTCTATCTGGCTGTCTTGAAGATATGTTAAAAGCTAAAGAAAAAAACTGTGAATGGTGGGAGAATAGTATTACTGAAACGTCTAAAGTAATATTAGAAGCCTATAAAAAAGTATATAATTCGCATTGATCAAGTCATTATCAAATTTATCTAAATACGAACAAGAAGGCTACAAAGCCTTCACAATAAGGAGACTAAAAAGAAATGATGAAGAAACTTATTATCGGTATTGCCCTTGCAACTTGTGTTTCATCGGTTGCAATGGCGGAAGCAGTTACACCCTATAAGATTTTACCCCCCGTTGATTTCTCGGTTGTGTCGGACACAGCCTATAATGTAACTACTGAAGTTGCATCAACCGAGTTTGGTGTTGTTGCTGGATACGAGGGTATAGAACTTGCCTTGCTCCCTGTGTATGATTGGGATAGTGCAGAAATTTCTGATATTCAATTAGCCGCAGCCTATACATATGAGGTGACATCAACCTTTGCTCTTACACCATATGGCGAGTACCACGTAGATAAAGATATGGCAGAAGTTAGTAAAGTTATTGGAATTAAATCATCCTTTAAGTTCTAGAGTCTCACAAGGTTAAGGGGTTCCTTTCAAAAACCCCCTTTCTTCCTAAGAGATAATTAATAGATGCTGTAATTCTAATCTCGCATCTTCAGGAAGTATATCAAACCATTCCCCCTTCTTTCTCTTATGACTTAGAGTGCGGTGTATTTTTTTCTCCGCAATTCTCATTTCTTTCTCGGTATCGAATTCTATACTATAATGAATTTGTATCTTCTCTGGATTACCAGTCTGTATAGCTCGTAGCCGAGTTTCTAGATTGTTTGTAAATCCTATTTTAGTGGGGCCCTTCGATGGGCCTATTGCATACACATAATAAGTCAAGATTTTATCCCCAAATCCTTTTCAGTTAGTACCATAAATTTCCATTTTCTATCTAGACAATATTCACTAGCTGCTCGCCATTTCATTTGATTTACTGTATATGTATAAACTTCTTTTATGTATTTTTTAGTATTCCGTGCTTGTGTCTTGGGCGGGTCTTTTTGATACTGGGGTTTAACTTCTATCATTATAGTTTCGATAGAACCAGTGCGTTGTTTTATTTTAATAATAAAGTCTGGGAAATATCTTCTGGCTTTATTAGTGACGGGATCGCGGTAAGGAACAATAACTTCTTCACTGGCCCACCATAAAATATTATCATTCAAATCAAAATAGTTCATACATCGTGCTTCCCAAGAAGATCTATATACTATCTTCGAAGAATCACCTTTATACTTTTTAGGGTTGCGAGGCCTAAATTTACCTGAATATGCCATATAAATAGTATCAATAATAAGTTTATCTAAGGGTATTTATATGGCTGGCAAGATCGATTTAGCTTTTCCAGGAGATGTGAGTTCTCATAAGCAGTTCATGTATTTTCGTCTAATAGAACAATATAAATTTGCTAGAGAACAAGCAGAAGAGAAAGAGGTTTACTGTACGATAGCTCTACCGTTACCTACTAATCTTACCACAGCATATGCATCTACATATTCTAATGAAAGTTTGGGAGTTATTGGTAAAGCTTTTGCTGAAAATGCCCCAGAGGTAGCTGGTATCGGTAGTTCTTTGATGCAGGGCAATTTCCAGGGAGCTATTAATAAACTCAAAGCGGTATCTTCTAAAATGGCACCGGGTGGTGCTAAAGGAGCTTTGGGTAGACTTGCTACATATTATATGCCAGAAATCGCAATTAGTGCCGGCGCATTTGTTGGCGCTAATCTCGGCGGTGGTATTGGCGCGATTCCAATCGGAGCGGGCGTAAACCAAGCAGTTAAGGGAATGCAAGCTGGATTAGGTGTTGCAAGAAATCCATATTTAGCAGCAGTTTTTGAAGGTGTAAATTTTAAAAGTCATCAATTTTCTTTTCAACTCACACCTAAAAATGCCGTCGAGAGTAATACGATAAGATCGATCATTAGTGCCTTTAGAAATGCTTCACTACCTAGTGATAGTTCTCTTACAGACTTCTATGATTATCCGGCACAAGTACAGTTATTATTTGCTGATGATAGTTATTTGTTTGATGTTAAAACATCAGTAATAACAGCATTTGATGTAAATTATCATGGTAAAGGTGCATATTATCATGATGTAAATGGTAAGAAGGCCCCAGTAGAAGTAACTATTAATATTAATTTCTTAGAGACTAGTGTAAGACTTGCTGGTGATGAAAAAAATGAGGAGGGAAAAGTACAACGGCCGACAACTACTTCCGCGGCTACCACCGCTCTCATAGACGAGACTGCTGCCGAATCTGCAAGAACAGATTTTGGTTTCTAATGAAGGCTTCTTCTAGAGCATCTATATAAATATAATATATTAACTAATATGGTTTAAATAAATGGCGTTTTACTTTAAAACTTTTCCCAAAGTCTCATATGATTTAAGGAAGAATGGCAAGCCTCAAGATATAACAAACTTAATGGTTCGTTATAAATTGTCTGTTGCTCTTAAAGCTCAAGCTATGAATTATTATACCTATTCTATTAAAGATGGTCAGAGGCCTGATAATGTTGCTTTTGATCTTTATAATATAGGATCTTATAGTTGGATATTATTATTAATTAATTCGATGCATGATCCTAACTATGATTGGCCTATTTCTCAACGTAATTTTAATAAATTTATAAAAACAAAATATGGAAGTCTATCTCTAGCACAAGCAACGGTGCATGAATATCGTAAAGTAGTAAATGAACACTCAGTGCTATTTGATCAAACTATTATACCCAAAAGAACATTAGTGGTAGACGAAACTACATATAATACTCTTAGCGCATCTGGTAGAGAAATATCTTACAAATATGATTATGAAGATGAACTAAATGAAAGTCGTAGAAATATATTATATCTACCGAAACCTGGTTTAGCTTTAATATTATCAGAAATTTCAAGTGTTTTTGAATAATGGATAAATTTCTAAATGATAATATTAAGATGGAAATGGCCAGCATTATAGTTGGTACTGGTGAACATATAGATGTACGTTATATGATTTCTGATATGTCTATTCAAGAAAACATTTTTCATCAATGTATGAGTGGTTCTGTATCACTAGCCGATGGTGTGGGTTTGATTGATAAATTACCTATCGTAGGCGAAGAATTCTTTTCTATTAAATTCAGATCTGGTGCAAGTGGAGATACTTTTATACATAAAGTATTTTCTATATACAATGTTTCTAATAGAAAAAAAATGGACGACACACTAGAGCATTATACATTAAATCTGTCTTCTATCGAAGGTATGGTTAATATTATGTCTACCGTAAATAGGAATTATGTAGGAAAAACATATACTGATATAGCTGAAAATGTATTCAACGATTATATTATTAAT